TCAGAATGATATTCATACAAAGCATCAGGTACGGTTGGAACAACCCAAGTGGTTGGATGCGATGTATGAATATCATTCTGACTACCTTGATCCTTGGACTGGTGAGTACTTCGTTAAAGAGGATGAAGAGGAATGAGGATTCTCTGTATTCCAGACACACAATGTAAACCAGATAGTCCTACCGAGCACCTTGAGTGGGCAGGTAAGGCTATCTGTGAATACAAGCCTGATGTGGTTGTTCACCTAGGGGATCATTGGGACTTCCCTAGCCTGAGCAGCCATGACAAAGCTGGTAGCAAGTACTTTGAAGGTAAACGCTACCTAGCTGATGTCGAGGCAGGTAACAAAGGTATGGATATACTGTTAGCTCCGTTGAAGGTGATGCAGAAGACTCAGAAGGAGACCAAGCACAAGGTGTATAAACCTCGTATGGTGTTCCTTCGCGGTAATCACGAGCATCGACTTTCACGAGCTGTACAGAATAATCCAATGCTTGAGGGACTGATGACCTATGAGCACTTGAACTTGAAAGATTGGGAAGTACATGAGTTCTTAAAGCCTGTGTTCATTAACGGTGTTGGGTTTAACCATTATTGGCCTGTGGGTGCAATGGGGAGACCTGCAAGCAGTGCTTCTGTTCTTATCAATAAACTTCATATGAGCTGTATTGCAGGCCATCAGCAAGGTAAGCAGATTGCATACGGTAAGCGTGCTGATGGTAAGCCTATCTGTGGTCTTATTGCTGGTAGTTATTACCTTCACGATGAAGACTATATGGATCAACTGAGTAACCGTCACTGGCGAGGCTTGGTTGTATTGAATGATGTTAAAGATGGTAGCTTCGATGAGATGCTTCTGTCGATTGAATACCTAGGGAGGAAGTACGGTGGAAAACAAGTGTAACAGTTGCTTCTATGCTTTAATGGATCGTGACTTGGAAGCCCCTTGCATTACCTGCACAGGCTATTCTAACTATGTGAAAGGAAATGTGTATATGACTAGCCATGCCTCTAAGCCTCTCAAAGAAGCTATTGATTATTGGTTTGTAAAAGGTACTAATGGAGTGACTCAAGAGGACTTCTGGAATAAGTCTCCTTATCCAGAAAAATACGCTCAGGTTAAAGGACTAGCCCAAGCAGACTACGATTCTGTAACTAAGCCTCGACACTATATGCTCTTCGAGGAAGAAGGTATTGAGGTGCGGGATGTCATTGAGAAGCTGGTGAATAAGATTCCTCCGGTTTCTCGTGACTACGGTGGGTTATTCGTAGCTGACTATGTACAGATGATGCAATACTTGATGCGCTTCATGGACAAGAATGGTGTTGAGGACTTGAAGAAGGCTAAGTGGTATTTGGATAAACTGATTCAGGCATATGATGATGAATCTGACGTTTGAAGAACTTAAAGAGAAGCTTCAACGAGTCGATGAAGTCACACTGCTGGAGCTGTTAGACATCCACAGTGATGACATCATCGAGCGCTTTGAAGATTACATTGAAGAGAAGCAAGAACAACTAACTAAGGAAATTTATTAATGACAGAATACACAACACCTTTCAGCTCAGTCGGCTACCTAACATACAAGCGTACCTATGCTCGCCGGTTGGATGAACATAACCCAGATAGCGCAACAGAAGAATTTGAGGATACAGTTAACCGAGTTGTTAACGCTTCTAACACACAGTTAAAGGTCGGCTTTAACGACGATGAGAAGCAACGACTGAAGCGATACTTGATGGAGTTGAAAGGCACTGTAGCAGGTCGCTTCCTGTGGCAGCTTGGTACAGACACAGTAAATAAACTTGGCGGTGCTAGTCTTCAGAACTGCGCCTTCAAGGTTGTTGATCAACCTGTAGAGCCTTTCACTTGGGCAATGGACTTGTTGATGCTTGGCTCAGGTGTGGGCTACAATATTCAGAAAGCTAATGTTGATAAGATTCCTCCAGTCAATGTGGATTTTAAGTGTCCTACTCGCAGCGATGTTCCTGACGCTGATTTTGTCGTTCCTGATTCTCGTGAAGGGTGGGTTTCCTTACTTGGTAAGACGCTTAAATCTGCTTTCTTGGCTCACGAGTCTGGTAAACAAACTTTCACCTACTCGACGCAGTTGATTCGTTCTAAAGGTGCTTTGATCAAAGGCTTTGGTGGCACAGCTAGCGGCCCTGAAGACTTGGTGTGGGGTATCGGTAAGATCGGAGAGATTCTGGAGAAACGAGCAGGTAAGAAGGTACGTCCTGTTGACTGCTTGGACATCATGAACATTATTGGTGCTATTGTGGTTGCAGGTAACGTGCGCCGCAGTGCTCAGATTGCTATTGGAGACCCAGACGATGTGGAATATCTACTTGCTAAACGATGGGACTTGGGTAATATCCCAAGCTGGAGAGCCATGTCCAACAACAGCGTTGTTTGTCACGACATTGGAGACCTTCATGACTTCTTCTGGGATGGCTACGAAGGAAAAGGAGAGCCTTATGGCCTTATTAACCTTAAACTTTCCCGTAAGGTTGGAAGGTTGGGTGAAACCGAATACCCTGATCCCGATGTCCAAGGTTACAATCCTTGTGCGGAGCAGAGCTTGGCTGATGGGGAAACTTGTTGCCTTGCAGAAGTGTACCTTCCGAATCTTGAATCTAAAGAGGAGATGATTGATGTTTGCAAGTTGCTATATCGTGTTAACAAGCATTCGCTTGCGTTACCATTCCATCTTAAGATCACTGAAGATATTGTCCATAAGAATATGCGTATGGGCATTGGTGTTACAGGTGTGCTTCAAGCTACGGAAGAGCAGAAAGGATGGTTGGAAGATGTTTACAAAGAACTCCGAAAGTTCGACAAGCAGTACTCTAAAGACAATGGGTTCCCTGAGTCTGTAAAGATTACTACTGTCAAGCCTTCAGGAACTCTGAGTCTGCTTCCCGGCGTTACTCCCGGCTGCCATCCTGCTTATGCTCGGTATATGATTCGACGTATCCGTATCAGTGCTAATCATGCACTGGTGCAGACCTGTCGTGAGCATGGCTATCCTGTGGAATACCAGCAGAACTTTGATGGTACTGAGGATCACAGCACTGTGGTAGTATCGTTCCCTTTCCGACATCCAGATCATGCTGTGTTGGCTAAGGACATGACAGCTATCGCACAGCTTGAGACTGTTAAGTGGTTGCAGGAAGTGTGGAGTGATAACTCTGTGTCTTGTACTGTGTACTATCGTAAAGAGGAACTTCCTGAGATTCGTAAGTATCTCAAGAAGAACTATAAGAACAACCATAAGAGTTTGTCATTCTTGCTTCATAATGAGCACGGATTCAAACAAGCTCCTTTGGAAGAGATTACCAAGGAACAGTACGATGACCTTGTTGCTAAGACACGTCTAATCACAGCTATCAGTAGCTTGGATATTGGTTTGGATGACAATGAGTGCGCTACAGGGGCTTGCCCAATTCGTTAAGTAACAAAGGAGCCTCTACGGAGGCTTCTGTTTTGATAAAGGGAGAACTAATGGCAAGTAAACAGATTATGAACAGAGCTATCCCTGCAAAGGAATTGACTCCTCGTGAGAAGGTAAACAATAGCTTGAAGTTGAAGCTGGATGACATGACTGTTATCAAGCCTAAGACTGAGAAGCAGATGGACTTCTTTGAAGCCTACCAAGCCTCTAACTACTTCATGGCATTACACGGAGTAGCTGGTACAGGTAAGACATACATTGCCTTGTACAAAGCCTTGGAAGAAGCTATGGATCGTAACAATCCCTTTAACAAGGTGACTATTATCCGTAGTAGTGTCCAGAGTCGTGACATGGGCTTCTTACCCGGTGATGCAGATGAGAAGATGGAGGTGTACATTCAACCTTATCGACAGATCTGTAGTGACCTGTTCAAGCGCAAGGATGCATGGGATCGACTGGTAGAGCAGGGACACATTGAGTTTGTGTCTACCTCGTTCATTCGGGGTACTACCTTCTCCAACAGTATCATTGTCGTGGATGAGACACAGAATATGACATTTGAGGAACTAGACACCATCATTACCCGTGTTGGTGACAAGTCCAAGATCATCTTCTGTGGCGATTACAGGCAGACTGACCTGAAGAAGAAGGATGACAAGTCCGGTATCCTGAAGTTCTTTGACATTGCAGGTAAGATGAAGGAATTCATACGTGTGGAGTTCCACATTGAGGATATTGTTCGTAGCTCACTGGTTAAGAATTATATTATTGCCAAGACTAACTATGAGGATGGAGCATGAGTAAAGCTAACGAGAACATTGAAGACCTCATGATGATGGCTGATGGACAACAGAAGGGTATGATCAGGACTATCACTCAGCAGATGAATACGCACTTGGTGTTCATCGATGATGATATTACCGAACCCCGTAACTACCGTGATGTGATTCACTGCTTGGCAACCTGTGGTGATAACGATTCAGTTAATCTATTGGTCAATAGCTCAGGTGGTCATACTGACTCCATTTGGCAGATCATTGAGGCCATGAAAGGATGTCGAGGTGATGTATCAGTTACGGTTATTGGTGCTGCATACAGCGCTGCTAGTATGTTGGCTTGCATGGCTGATGAGTGTTACATTGCTGACTCTGCTGAGTTCATGCTTCATACTGCTCATTATGGTTCCATTGGTACTGTTCCAAATGTGCAGGGACAAACGGAATTTGCTACGAGGCAGATCAACAAGCTGCTAGACAAGGCTTATACAGGTTTCTTGACTCCTAAGGAGATGGAAGAGTTGAAGCAAGGTAAGGAATTCTGGTTTGATGCTGAAGAAGCAGGTAAGCGTATGACTCGTCGTTATAAATATCTCAATGGATTGAGTAAATTACCTAAGGTTAAGAAGGTGAAGGAAACTGAAGAGTAAATGAAAAAGGCCACTAGAGCGTGAACTCTAGTGGCCTTATTTGTTTCTACTTCTTACTTCTCAGCTCAGTGATCTTTTCCAAACTTCGCGAACCGAAGTAAG